TCATGACATGAATCCTTGGAACGAAGAAACACAAAATGTTCCTCAATCTGTTCCAAGTTGGACAGGTGACTGTTGGAAAGCTTGGGTTAGAATTAGATCAAAAAATAAAAATTTAAATATGGTTACTGTAGATACTGATTGTGGGTGTGGAATAATATCATTTGGCAATCAAGATTTATTAGAAATTAACTGTGAATTGACGTATTATAACTTAGAGCAGAATAGAAAACACTGGCTTAATTTAATAACTATTGACGAATTTAGGACACTATACGGTATATAGGAGAATATATGAAACAGGCAATTATTTTTGGAATCACTGGACAGGACGGTAGTCATTTAGCAGATCTACTTCTAAGTAAAGATTATCAAGTAATTGGTGTCACAAGACGTTGCAGTACAGAAAATACACAAAGAATAAAACATATTAAAAATAATAATAGATTAAAGTTGGTAGAGGGCGATATTACAGATATCAGTAGTATCATGGGAATCCTCTCTAGTTACGAAAACGTAGATGAGGTATACAACCTCGCTGCTCAGTCGCACGTTGGAACCTCTTTTAAACAACCGGGACTAACATGGGATATTACTGGTAAGGGTTGTATGAATATATTGCAGTCAATTGTTGATTTAGGTATACGTACAAAATTTTATCAAGCTTCTTCAAGTGAGATGTTTGGTAGCTCTTATGATATTGATAAGGATGGTAATAAATATCAAAATGAAGATACTAAGTTTTTACCAAATTCTCCATATGCCATTTGTAAGTGCGCAGCGCATCAAAGTGTTAGATTATATCGTGAGGCTTATAATTTACATGCAAGTTGTGGAATTTTGTTTAACCACGAAGGTCCAAGGCGTGGAGATAACTTTGTTACTAAAAAGATTATTAATTGGATATTAGATTTTAAAGAGTGGCTTGAATATTTTAATATGAAAAAAGAATATCTATGTTTTACTCAAGAAAAAATAATAGGTATAAATGACTTAGAATTTCCTAAATTAAGACTTGGAAATTTAGAAGCATTTAGAGATTGGGGATATGCTGGAGATTATGTCGAAGCGATGTGGCTAATGGTACAGCAGGAATATCCAGATGATTATGTTATCTGTACTGGTGAAACACATACCGTGGCAGAATTTTTAGATATCGCTTTTAGTACTGTAAATCTTCCAGAGTGGAGGAATTATGTGTACATAGATCCAGAATTCTATAGACCATCAGAAGTAGATTATTTACGTGGAGATTGCTTAAAGGCAAAGGAAAAGCTTGGATGGCAACCAAAACACAAATTAGAAGATCTTATTAAGCTAATGTTAAATGAAACGTTATAAAGTGTATGTTGACGTATCCAACATATATAGAGATTTAATCAAGTTTAATATAAGGGAATATTCAGATCCTTTTCTAATTTTATTTATTAATGCAGATAATCCAGATGAATGTTTACATCAAGCAACTATAGATATAATAAAAAAAATAATTATTAAAGATAGCACCATAAAAACTTTAATCTTTTGTAGATTAATTAAAAAATATATTAGATTTGATAAAATACAACAATTATGAAAAGAAACTATAATGATATAGAATACGAAAAGTGTCGTAAGAATGTTTTAAAGAGAGATAAAAGAAAATGCCAAATGCCGGGATGTTCCTCAAAAACAAAATTACATGTACACCATATAAAACCTTGGTCTAAAGCTTCTTCCTTAAGATACGATGAAAATAATTGTATTACATTATGTAAAACGTGTCATGAATCAATAAAAAATAAAGAACATCATTATGAGTCAATGTTTATAGAAATATTAAATAATGCCTAAACCACCACAATATACAGTTATCAAAGATACTAGAGAGCAAAATGGATATTATTTTCCAACAAATTTCTCTTGTGCTGGATGTATTGATAGAAAACTAGATACTGGTGATTATAGCATAAGAGGATTAGAAGATAAATTATGTATAGAAAGAAAAGGCTGTATTGAAGAATTAGCAATAAATCTTGGTCATAAAAAACATCCATTTATGAGAGAAATTGAGCGGATGAAACCATTTCCACATAAATTCATTATCTTAGAATTTTCTTTAGACGACTTATTAAAATTTCCAGAACATACTAGAATACCAGTTAAACAACAAGAATCTCTTAAAATAACTGGTAAATATATGCTTAAATGTTTAATAGAATTTCAATTATATGAAAATATTAATGTATTATTCTGCAATGATAAATTTAATGCATTTGTTGTTGTTTGTAGTATAATGAAAAGGGTAAATGAAATGTACACCATCGGAAGGAAAAAATAATGGCTGAACCAGAATTACTTAAAGATTTCCACGATTATGGTGCGAATATAAATACTAGAGAAATATTTCTACACAATCACTATAACAGTGAAGACAATCAAAATCCCGGTGTTGAGTATAGAATGTCTAATACTTTCATAAAAAACTTGAGAGCATTAGATATGAGAAGCAACGCAAATATTACTATTCACTGTCACAGCATAGGCGGTGAGTGGACAGATGGAATGGCTATCTATGACGCAATACAGATGTGTAGATCATATGTAACAATTATTATTTATGGTCAGGCTGAATCAATGAGTAGCATATTTATGCAAGCGGCAGATTATCGTTATATGACTCCAAATGCCCATTTTATGTTACATTATGGAGCAACAGATGTTAACACAGACTATTTAAGTGCAGTAAATCAAGTAGATTATGAGAAAAGAATATGTGATGTAATGTTTAATGTTTATGCTAAAAGGTGCGTAGACGGTAAATTCTTTTATGAAAAATTTGGGAAAAAGCCAAGTGAAAAACAGGTTAAACAATTTCTTATTAGAAAATTAAAGAATGGTGATTGGTATTTAAATTCAGAAGAGGCTGTATACTATGGTTTTGCTGATGCAATTTTAGAACATTGGCACTTCAAAGAATGACATCAAAACTTAAAAATATTGAAGAGGCTTGGCTTGGAATAGATAATGTAGATGTTACATTATTTAATCCCATGTCTTTTCTTAATGCAAATGATGATGATTTTCATTTACGTTTAACGTGGTTAATGACGAGGCCAGAATACTTATCTTTCATAACAAACCATATTCTAAATATACAATTACTTCCATCGCAATCATTAATTCTTAAAGAATTATGGGAAAGAAAGTTCCCAATGTTAATTGCTAGTAGAGGTTTTGGTAAATCTTTTATATTATCTTTATATGCAGTACTAAGAGCTTTAATATTGCCTAGAAGAAAAATTGTTGTTGTTGGTGCTGCATTTAGGCAGAGTAAAGTTATTTTTGAATATATGGAAACTATATGGCGTAATTCTCCAATGCTTAGAGACTTATGTGATTCAGATAGTGGCCCAAGACGAGATACTGATAGATGCGTTTTAAGATTAAATGAAAGCACAATTACATGCTTACCACTTGGAGATGGACAAAAGATTAGAGGACAAAGAGCAAACGATATATTAGCAGACGAATTTGCAAGTATACCAAGAGAAATCTTTGAAAATGTTGTCGCTGGCTTTGCGGCAGTTAGTGCCGATCCAGTTGAAAATGTAAAGAGATTAGCAGCACGAAATAAAGCTAAAGAGCTTGGTATTGAGATAGAAGAAGAAATAGGTAATATAGATCAAAAAGATAACCAAATTATATTATCTGGTACAGCATATTATGACTTTAATCATTTTGCTACTTATTGGAAAAAGTGGAGATCTATAATCAAAAGTAAAGGTAATAGATCTAAACTAAAAGAGATCTTTAATGGCGAAGATCCACCAGAAAGCTTTGATTGGACTCAATATTCAATTATAAGAATGCCATATGAATTACTTCCAAAAGGATTTATGGATGCCGACCAAGTTGCTAGATCAAAAGCCACAGTTCATACTGGTATATATCAAATGGAATATGGAGCTTGTTTCACAAGAGATAGCCAAGGATTCTTTAAAAGATCATTAATAGAATCGTGTGTTTTATCACAAAATAATATTATTTCTGATCACTCTGGTAATCAAATTAATTTTGAAGCGTCTTTAATTGGTGATAATAATAAAAAATATATCTTTGGAGTTGACCCTGCGTCTGAAGTTGATAACTTTAGTATTGTTGTTCTAGAACTAAATCAAGATCATCGTAGAATTGTACATTGTTGGACAACAACAAGATCAGAACATAAGGAAAGAATAAAAAAGGGTTACTCGTCTGAAACAGATTTCTATTCTTATTGTGCTAGAAAAATTAGAGATTTGATGATTAAGTTTCCGTGCGTACACATAGCAATAGATGCTCAAGGTGGTGGTATAGCAATCATGGAATCTTTGCATGATAATGATAAATTAAAGAGTGGAGAGTTACCAATTTGGCCTATAATAGAAGACGATAAGCCAAAAGATACCGATGGAGAAAGAGGCTTACATATTTTAGAAATGTGTCAATTTGCTAAACACGAATGGTTGGCTGAAGCAAATCACGGTATGAGAAAAGATTTTGAAGATAAAGTTTTGATATTTCCATTTTTTGACGCAGTAAGTATTGGTTTATCTTCTTCAGAAGACATGATTAAAAATAGAATGTATGATACTTTAGAAGAATGCGTATTTGAAATAGAAGAATTAAAAGACGAATTATCAATGATACAAATGACACAAACATCTAATGGTAGAGATAGGTGGGATACTCCAGAAGTAATTGTTGGTACTGGAAAAAAGAAAAAGATGAGAAAGGACCGATATTCTGCTTTACTGATGGCTAATATTGCAGCTAGAACATTACAGCGAAAACCAGAGCAAGAAATTTATCAATTCTATGGTGGCTTTGCTGCTGGCGGTTATCACCAAAAAGAACAAAATGAAAAATATTATTCTGGACCAAGCTGGTTTACAGAAAATATGAAAGATGTGTATTAATATTTGTACAATCCAATTAACATTACAATTAAAGAGAAAACAATATGAATGATGATGATATGATCACATGGGACGATAATGATGCTCAAAGTAGAGCAGATGCTATGTCAAAGTTTTCTGATAATATTGATTATTATAGTGGTCTTAGTAAAAGCCAAGGAAGCTCATATCGTCATTTCATAGATATTGAACCAAATCGTTCTGTAAGGCCATACTTTGGTCATAATGATTATTACGCATTTAGACCAAATGAGGCTGTTCCACAGCAACAACGACAAATCATTAAAATGTGCATGGATGCATATGATAAGGTTGGAATTATTAGAAATATAATTGATCTCATGGGCGACTTTGGTAGTCAAGGAATAAATATTGTACATCAAAATAAAAGCGTAGAAAAGTTTTATCAACAATGGTTTAAGAGTGTTCACGGAAAAGAAAGATCAGAAAGATTTTTAAATAATTTATATAAATGTGGAAATGTCATCATATATAGAAGCTATGCAAATGTCACTCCACAGCTAAATAATTACATGAAGGCATTATCTAAAGATATTCGCGTAGAAGTGCCTAGTATGACAAAAAATCAAATTCCTTGGCGATATAATTTCTTTAATCCTCTAACAATAAAGTTAAAGGATGGAAGTATGTCTCTATTTATGGGAATGAATAACTATACAATTACTACCAATAGTTTCTTTGATAAATTTACAAGTGGCGATATTCCAAATCATGTACTAGAAACGCTACCACCTGTTATCAAGAAAAGCTTAAAACAGGGACAAAAAGATATACCATTAGAGTCAGATAGATTATCTGTATTTCATTATAAAAAGGATGATTGGAGACAGTGGGCCAATCCAATGATTTATGCGATATTAGATGACATTATCATGCTTGAAAAAATGAGATTAGCAGATTTATCAGCATTAGATGGAGCAATTTCAAATATTAGATTATGGACATTGGGCAATCTTGAATATAAGATTTTACCAAATAAAAGCGCCATTAATAAATTAAGAGATATATTATCTAGTAACGTTGGTGGCGGTACAATGGAATTAGTTTGGGGTCCAGAATTAAGTTTTAAAGAATCTAGTAGTGAAGTATATAAATTCCTTGGTTCAGAAAAGTATAATTCTGTTCTTAATAGTATTTATGCTGGTCTAGGTGTTCCACCAACATTAACTGGCATGGCAACCAATGGCGGTGGATTTACAAACAATTTTATATCTTTAAAAACGTTGGTTGAAAGACTACAATATGGTAGAGATTTACTTATACAGTTTTGGGAAAAAGAAGTAGAAATAGTTAGAAAGGCTATGGGTTTTAGATATAAAGCCCACATACAATTTGACCAAATGACATTATCAGATGAGGCGGCAGAGAAAAATCTTCTCATTCAATTGGCAGATAGGGATATTATTAGCCACGAAACACTTCTTGAAAGATTTAAAGAAATTCCACAAAT